CTGTAGGGAAACCGGGGCACGGGCACGAACGACATGATGCTCTCGCGTGTGACCGGGTCCACATTCACCACGGGCTGTTTCTCCACGGCGAGATCAAGGGCATGAATGACCGCTTCCGGCACATCCACCTCCTTATCCCGCTCGATGAGGTATGACTGGCCGTTGACGCCGAGCGCCACCGGGCACTTCTCGTGTTCACCGCGTCCGGACGGAATGACAATCCGCACTTTGCGCTGCTGCCGAAGCTGCGCCACGGCCTGTGCCTCACTCTTCTGAACGGACTGGTTCAGACGTTCGCTCTCTTCCGGGCTCAGAGGCGGCTTGCTGCCGCATTCCTTTTCCTTCGGCGTTTCTTTTGTCTGAGACATGGAGACTCCTTACAGTGAGGATACGGCGACTTCGGCCCGGATCATGTGCATGTCATACAGAATGATGACCCCGTGCCACATTTTCCACGCGATGCTGCCGCGCTGCCCCATAGGATCGCCGCCTCGGGGAATGTTGGGGTTGAGGACCATCGGTACGATGGGAGACTTGCCGCCGTTCATCCTGTTGAACGGGATGATGCCGAAGGCGTTCTTGGCCAGATACAGGACGGGGTACACGTCGGCCTTGGCCCCACCCGCCGAAAGGATGCCGGAGCTTTGGTCAATCTCGGCCCCACCGTTTTCCCACGGCTCGAACACGGTCGTGCACAGATAGCGCACGCCTTCCACGGAACCGATTTCGCCGGGCATGGGCTTGTACCCCCCGCCGTAGTCCTTCACATCGAGGAACCCGCGCATTTCCCGGATGTCCGCCTC